TTCTCCTCTGGGCGAGGCCACTGCCCTTAGAAAGTTTTATTACCGAGGTGGCTGGTAATAATTCATTGAATAGGACAAGTTATTGCAATAACATAATAACAATAAAGGAGAAAATATTATGGGAAGTAGAAGAATTGGACGTAAAAGGCTTAAGTCTCTCTCGTCAAGAGGCGTAACTGATACCGTTACAGCAGGAGTGGGCGCCCCTTCTGTTACTAGACAGACAACTAGAAGAGAAGGTAACAAGATCATTACAGAAATTTCTGTTGATTTGGGTGGAAACACCACTGTTACTGACGCTACTGATGGCGATATCATTGGTCAGGATGGATCTTCAGCATGCACTGTTGCTACCCTTTCCTTGGCAACACACGGATACATAACTTACGCAGAAATTGCTTGCGTTGAAGCACCAACAGGTGCATCTGCCGATATTGATTTACACGGTGGTTCAGCGTCAGACGATACAGAAGGTGGAGCAGTAACCAACGCCAATGTATATGTCGCAGCAGGTGGAGGCCACGCCAAAGGATCTAGAGTTGGTGCAGCCGTAGCTCTTCACGATTTTGATTCTGACGCTGATAAATTTCTTTATCTTGTGAATGGGGCAGGTTCCGGTGGTGGAACTTACACCGCTGGCAAGCTTTTGATTACTTTAGAGGGAATTGCCTCTGATGCTGTTCCAGACGCATAATAAGGAGGATAATCATGAGTTTTAGAAATCACGTCATATCTAGAGTAAAAAAAGAGGCTCCGGTTGAAGATCTTCCTGTTGTCGAGCAGCCCGAAGACGAGGCTGTAGTCGAAGAGGCTCCAAAGCCCAAAAGAACAAGAAAGCGCAGAACAACCAAATCTACAGCCAAATCCGAGTAAATCAAACTAATATTTGTTGCCCCCTCATCTAACAAGGTGAGGGGGTTTTTGTTTATCCTTTCACTATTTACTACGAACAGGAGGCTCCATGAATGCCCACAAACTTACAACCACTCTCACAAACTAGCGCTATCATTCTTTCTTCGACCGGATCTACGGATGATGTAGCCTCCGCAGTGCCTTTTGGTATGTACACGAACTCCATGGAGTTTGTCACTGGTGCTGCAAGACAAGTGGATTATGTATTCAAGAAACTCGGCGGCGATGTTGTAGATATAGAGCTTACAAATGACAATGTTTATGCTGCGTATGAAGAGGCAGTTTTAGAGTATTCATATATTCTTAATATGCATCAAGGCAAAAATGTGCTTTCTGATACACTCGGAAAACTTACAGGCACCTTTGATCATCGTGGTGAAATTGTTAATGGACCCGCCAGCGCAAGCTTACAGTATCCCAGAGTAACCCTATCTTACGCTAACAAGATTGGTGACGGCGTTTCTACAATGGCAGGTGTGGGTGGCACGACTCGTATTTATTCCGCCTCTTTCACGACTGTTAAAAATCAACAAGATTATGATCTTCAATCTATTGTATCAGCAGCATCTGATACAGGTTTAGACGATAGCGGCGGGGCGGTTCCATACGCTGGAAAAATTGGCGACTCTCGGATTATCATTGATAAAGTTTTTTATCGCTCTCCAATCGCCATGTGGCGCTTTTATGGCTACTATGGTGGAATGGGTGTTGTTGGTAATTATTCCACGTATGGACAATATGCAGATGACTCAACTTTTGAAATTGTTCCAGCTTGGCAGAACAAACTACAAGCAATAATGTATGAAGATTCCCTCTACACAAGAGTGTCCCACTATTCTTATGAAATTATTAATAATAGATTGAGAATATATCCAAAGCCTAGAGGAGATGATAACTTTGCTGGTTATCTAGATAGAATTTGGTTCCGTTTCAGAATAGCTGACAATTCTTGGGGGGAAGGCGATGACACAAATACCGGTGTTCTTGGCGTCAACAATATTAACACACTACCATTCGACAATATTCCATACGAGAATATAAATTCAATGGGCAAACAGTGGATTCGCAATTATGCTCTCGCACTTTGCAAAGAAATGCTTGGACAGATTCGTGGTAAGTTTCAAACTGTTCCAATCCCTGGTGAGTCTGTCACCCTAAACTATTCTTCACTTCTATCCGAGGCACAAAAAGAAAAAGATGATCTTCGCCAAGGTCTAACGGATATGTTAAAAGAAATTGAATACACAGAATTGGCAAAGAAAGATCAAGAGAAGGTCACGGCAGCAGAAGAAACCCTTCGTCGCTCGCCACTACCTATTTTTGTAGGATAATTAAATGTCAGATAACGAATGGTCCAGACCAGCAGCCCCCCCACCACCACTTTTTCTTGGAAAAAAGGAGCGCGATCTTGTTAAACAGGTTAACGATGAACTTGTAGAAAAGGTCATTGGTCAGCAGATATTGTATTACCCTATTGACATGGAAACAACAAACTTCCATGATTTATATGGTGAGGCAATAGAAAAAACTTTTCTACCCCCTGTTAGAGTATACGCTCTTGTTAATTTTGATGAAGAGGGTTCTTCATATCTTGACTCGGTAGGTATCGACGGAAGTTCCCAGATTACTGTCCATTTTCATAAGCGCAGGCTTACAGAAGATCAAAACCTTTTCGTCCGTGAGGGTGACTTTGTTCTTTATGGCGAGAGATACTACGAGATTATAAAACTTTCTTCTTCAAGAAAGCTTTTTGGCCAAGTAAACCAAACATTTGAAACCTCTGCTACTTGCAAGAGGGCACGCAAGGGACTATTCAATGCTACCTAAAAACTTTGATTTCACACAGCTACCAGAAGATAAAAAAGACTTTAGCCTTAAAGAGCTTGGAATGCTTGGCTCTAATATAGAAGATATAGATTATGCTATAACCTCTTGGCTAAAAGAAGATTTAGATCTCACAACAATGACAAACGAGGGATACAAAAGAGTTCCTGTTCTTTGGCAAACACCAGAACGAGCCTTCCAAATTAAAAACGATCACGATCTTAGGCACCCTGTCGATGATGGTGGTGGAGTTATAACACTCCCGGTTGTGACAATAGAAAGAACCGCTATCACAAAAGATCCAACTAGAAAAGGCGGATTTCAAGCTCATACATTTTCAAATAATAAAAATGGTAGGGCAGGGAGACTTGTTATTGCAAAAAGAATAAAGCAAGATAAGACAAGAAATTTTGCTGTTGCAAGTGGTACACGCACGAACACGTCAGGAACAAGACAAAAGTTTTTCCCAAGAGTTAATCACAAAGTTGTGGTAGAATTCTTGTCCATACCAATTCCGATTTATGTTAATCTCGACTATAAAATTATAGTAAAGACAGAATACCAACAGCAAATGAATGACCTTACGCAGCCCTTCATGACAAGAACAGGACAAATAAATTCCTTTATTATGAGACGAAATGGTCATCTATATGAAGCATTTATAGATCAGGGCTTCAATCAGAGCAATAATGTCGCAAATCTTGGCGAAGATGAAAGACAATTTACAAGTGAAATAAACATAAAGGTTCTTGGATATCTTATAGGCGAAGGTAGTAGTGATGACCGTCCAATAGTGCGAAAAGATGAAAATGTTGTAGAAATTAGTTTTCCAAGAGAAACTGTTATTCCGGCAGGCAACGACAACTTTTTTATCGACTAGTCACTTCCTGAAGTCCTTTGCGAACATGAACAACTATTTAAGATGTGATTAGCAATGCTTTATAGCATATTTTACTTAAAAGTGAGGATTAACTAATGCCCGTAAAAAACTTTAAATTCGTCTCTCCTGGCGTATTTATCAATGAAATTGATAACTCTTTTAGACCAAGAGGGTCTGAAGCGATTGGACCAGTCGTAATTGGACGCTCCACTCGCGGCCTTGCAATGCAGCCAGTCACTGTTCAATCATATTCTGACTTTGTTACACAATTTGGTGGAACTGTAGCAGGCATGGGCGGCGGTGACATTTCTAGAGATGGTAACTACCAATCTCCAATGTATGGCACATACGCTGCAAAGGCTTTCTTGAACGCAAACGTAGCACCACTTACTTTTGTTAGACTACTTGGACAACAATCAACCAACAACGACGGCACCGACGCTGCGAAAGCTGGCTGGAAAACCACTAACACCCCAGCAGATCTCGCTGCTTCAAACGGCGGCGCATACGGGCTGTGGGTATTTAAATCAGGTTCAGCAGCAAACCCAACACAATTGGCAACAGGTTCACTTGCAGCAGTTTGGTATCTTGATAGTGGTTATATACAACTGCGTGGAACAACCTATAACGGATCCGGTGGGTTAAAAAACCATGCCACGGGTGCAGCAGGCTCTTTGATTATGTCTGACTCTGATGGACTATTTACCGCTGAGATTTATAACTCCACAAATAGCCTTTTAGAAAAAGTTAAATTTAATTTTGACGATTCCAAAGAAACTTTTGTTCGTAAGCGATTTAATACTAACCCACAAGTTGGAAACGCTAACGCTAGTGATTTCTATCCCGCTGCATCTGTTAAGACCTACTGGCTCGGAGAATCATTTGAGCAAGAACTTAGAGATGGAACCCTGTCTGCGGATAGAACTGATGTCACGGGCGATCTAACAACTGAAAAAGATCTTGTTGGTATTATACTTCCAATTGAAGGAGCAAACAATCCAGCAAACATGAAGGGGCAAGCCTCCAGAGAAGCGACCGCAGGTTGGTTTATCGGGCAAGATTTAGGTGTTCCCGCCTCTTACAATTCAGAATTACAACAAAAGCTATTCCGCCTAATTGGTAGAGGACACGGCGAGTGGCTACATAAGAATGCCAAGGTTTCAATTGAAAAGGTCCGCGAGTCGAGCGTGTCAACATCAGATTACGGAACTTTCTCGCTTGTTATAAGAAGCCTACACGATACAGACAACAATGTTGTTGTATTGGAGAGATTTGATAATCTAACTCTCGATCCTTCCTCTGTAGATTATATTGCTCGCCGCATAGGTGATCGCTACCAGCAGTGGGATTCCACAGAAAGAAGGCTTAGAGAATATGGGGACTACCCAAATCAGTCAAGATATGTCAGAGTTGAAATGAATACCGATGTCGATGCAGGTGCCACTGACCCCGTATTGCTTCCATTCGGCTACTTTGGCCCACCTAAACTAAAAGATACTGGTCTAGTGACGGCGGGCGCCGCAAACTTCGGCAGTGGCATTTATATTAAGGCAACTGATTCAAACATGCCAAATGCTTCGGACGGCGCCCTCGGCTCATCCAGCGCCGGCTTGCCACTGACAGGGATGAACGTCACATCTTCGTTAATTTTCCCAACTGCTAGACTAAGACTTAGTGCATCCGATGGCGGGCTTTCAAACTCTGCAAATGCATACTTTGGACTAGACACTACAAGAAGCAGATTGTCAACCAGATCTGACCGCAGTATTGGTGATTTCCATAGACTGATATACACAGGCTTCCCAGATGATCCAACCGGACAGGAAGCTACTTTAGCCGCAGCAGGCGTTGATGCATATGCATACGTCTTCTCACTAAACGATGTTACAAGTAGCGCGACCGGCAAATATTACCTATCTGGCTCTAGAACTCTAGCTGTAAACCCGCTAAGTGCTTCACAGCTACTTGATGATGGCGTAGATAGATTCACCGCGCCCTTCTGGGGTGGTTTCGATGGATTTGATATTACAAAACCAGATCCAACATTTAACTCTGGAATGATTTCTACGTCCACAGAGGATAACAACTATATCTACCACACTTACCAGCGTGCTATTGATACAATTTCTGATCCAGAGTACATTAACATGAACTTGTTAACTGTTCCCGGTCTTACTCAAGAATCTCTAACAACGCACATGATAAATGTTTGTGAGGATCGTGCTGATGCCATGGCTCTTATCGACCTTCCGAGCGTTTACATGCCACCTCACGAGAAGCGTTTTGATACTGCGAAAGAGAGACTAGGCACCACACCACTACAGGCCGCGAGAGCCCTTAGAGACAGAAGATTAGATTCTTCATACGGAGCAACATTCTACCCTTGGGTCCAAACTAGAGACGAAACAAATGGTCAGCTTGTTTGGGTTCCGCCAACGGTTGCTATGATGGGTGTTCTAGCATCTTCTGAAAAGTCAACTCAGGTTTGGTTTGCCCCAGCAGGATTTAATCGCGGTGGACTAACGGACGGTGCGGCAGGTATACCAGTAATAAATGTTACCGAGCGCTTAACCTCTAAGGATCGTGATACTCTGTATGAGTCAAGGATTAATCCAATTGCTAGCTTCCCAAGCACCGGTATCGTGGTGTTTGGACAAAAGACTCTACAAGAACGCCCATCTGCCCTTGATAGAATTAATGTTCGTCGTCTAGTAATCTACTTGAAGAAAAATATTTCCATACTTTCATCGCAGGTGCTGTTTGAACAAAATGTCCAGGCAACTTGGAATCGCTTTAAGTCGCTAATTGAACCATTCCTTTCAAATGTTCAAACTGAGTTCGGTATCACTGATTATCGTCTAATTCTTGACGAAACTACTACAACCCCCGACCTAATTGATCAGAACGTTCTTTACGCCAAGATTATGGTCAAGCCAGCCCGCGCTATCGAGTTCATTGCAATTGACTTCGTAATCGCATCCACTGGCGCATCTTTCGATGACTGATAAAATGGGGGCTTTTGCCCCCACCTACTACTTACTTATGAATCACAGGAGAACCTAACAAATGCCATTTTGGTCAACCAACTTCGGAGAAGATACAACCCTTAAAGATCCAAAACGTAGATTTCGATTTACTGTAGAGTTTCAGGGTATTAATGCAGCACAAGGAGGAGCCCTTCTGTGGTATGCAAAGAGTGCCGCTAAGCCTTCATTTACAATTGCAAGCGCAGAGCACAAATACCTAAACCATACCTTTTACTACCCTGGTTCTGTCACTTGGAATACAATTTCAATAGCGATGGTGGATCCAGTTGAGCCAGATATGACTGCGACACTTTCTGATATTATTGTAGCATCTGGATATTCTCCCCCAAATGACGCCACTAAGCTTGGCTCTATGTCAAAAGCTAAAGCGGCAGGTGCCCTGGGTACGGTTATTATAACTCAGATAGACGCTGATGGCAATCCATTGGAAACTTGGACCCTTTGGAATGCATTTGTCAAAGATGTAAAATTTGGAGACTTAGAGTACGGCGCTGATGAACTCCAAGAGACCACCGTTGAACTGCAATATGATTGGGCAAGAGTGACTACGGTTAATGCTTCTTCACGCGCAGGCGGCGGCGGCAACGAATTCTTTAAAACAACAACTTGATTATAGACAATATAAAACGCGAGGTGTAAATTGTCAAGAAACAAAGATCGTCTTGGTGGCTCACAACATCAAGACACCCAGCCTCCAGCACAGACTGGCGGCTTTTCGTTTGTAGTTCCAACTGAATTTGTAGAACTACCATCACAGGGTAGGTTTTATCCCCAAGGGCACCCTCTTCACGGTCAGGATTCAATTGAAATTCGGCAGATGACCGCAAAAGAAGAGGATATGCTTACATCAAGAACTCTATTAAAAAAGGGTGTTGCACTTGATAGAGTAATATCAAGCCTTATTGTTAATAAAGCAATCGACCCAGATTCTCTTTTGGTTGGCGATCGTAATGCTATTATTATTGCAACAAGAGTATCTGGATATGGAAACTTGTATGAAACAAAAGTTTCTTGTCCTGCTTGTGGAACAAAGCAAGATTACTCTTTTGATTTAAATCAAGCCAACATTTACGATGGTGCAGATGCAAGAGACCTTGGCGTCAAGACAAATGATGATGGCACCTTTAATGTTGCACTACCCAGAACAGGTGTTGATGTTCAATTTAGGCTATTAAACGGCAGAGATGAAAAGTCTTTCCTTTCAGGAATGCAAAGCGACAAGAAGACAAAATCTGAGAGAAATATTACACGACAGCTTGCAGCGATTGTAGTTTCTCTAAATGGTGATACATCAATGCAAGCAAAACAATATTTCATTGATAATGTTCCATCAATTGATTCCCGCCATTTGCGACTTGCCTACCGCCTGTCAGCACCAAATGTTGACCTTACTCAGCATTTTCAATGTGTTGAGTGTTCCCATGAG